CTAATTCAAGAGTGCTAAAGTTTTTATTCCATTCTCGAAAATGAACAAATTTTCTTGCGGCGACATCTTCAACAACAAAATCTGTGATAGGGAAAAGTTTGCGTAAATAATTTATTATGTTCATTTTAATTTCCCATTTACTGCGTACAGTGGGCGCCAACCATTTCTTTTTATTTCTTCTATTCGAACGGGGTTGCCTACAAGGAGTCCATCTATGCCGGCGACCTTGCCGTAGCCATTTTCGTATCAATACTCTATATGAGACCGAGGTGATAGAATCAGACTGAATATTCAAATACGTGTGACTCTTCGATTGAACCGTAAATCCTTCCCTCTTCATTCCAGGATCAATTCCGCATACAGTAGGCTGTTTTTCTCCATCAGATCGATGAGTTAATTGAATTGCATAAATACCTCTAAACCATCGTGCTTTCGCTCCTTTCTTTTTAAGTTGACGAGCCCGGGCCGGATGACACGGCATTAAGGGCTTAGAAAATCGGATCTGAGTTTTAACCGGATCAGACCCTAATACGGGTACAAATACTTGTACGTCTCGAATAGGTTTGGAACTATTCGGTAATTGCTCCCTTCGAGACTGGACCGCGGAGAGATTACAGGCTTGGGAAGCACCAGTAACATCCTCTACCCTGCCACGAGTAGCGATCTCAGTTGTCTTCAATCGACCATTTGAAATGATCTTGACCACTCTAGTCTCCCATTTACTCCGAATACTTTCAAGATACGGCTATATCTCTAATCATACTCGACCCCATTTCTGGGGAGGTTAACGCTTCGAAAACTTACACAATTTAATTATATATCAAGGCAGGGAAAAAGTCAAGGATAATCTTTTAAAGAGAGTCCAATTATCCTATTCAGCGGATCATAATTTGATGTTTACACATAATAATTCTATTATCTTAACTCTACATTTAATATCTTTCTCACTGTTTTTCTTACATAAGAACCGGTTATCCGGGGGCACTCTGATAACACCACTAAAGCTATTTCTTTTATAAAATCTCTCGAGTTCCATTTTTTTCTAGCTTTTTCATATATTTGGGGATGGTTATATTCCCATAATGTTGAGTATGCCTTACCATAAGGAATAGTCTCTGAAATACGGTAGAGATATTGAATTCTTTTCTCTGTTAATACTAATTCTGGAAAACCTTCCACCATCAAAATTAAAATGTATCTATCTAAAATCTTTTTCTTTGTTGACTTAGAAGCCTTTCTATAAAATTTAGGTTTAAGATCACTAAACTCTGGCACTAAATCAACCATATCAGATGTGAGTCTGTTTTCTGGGAATTTATAATACAGGTCTGGAGTAGCTACTTCTAATACTACAGAATAAAAATCAAAATAATATCTTTTTGAAAAGGTTATTCTATTTATTCCAGAACAAAAGGCACAATTAAAATTCCAACCGTACCTTTCATTTAAAAATAGCATAAAATCACCAAGTTGAGAGTCTGGAGCTTTATTTGCAATAATCAGCTCATTCGTAACATCATCATAATAGCCGTCATCCATAAACCAATAAGCGAGGATATGGTCATGCCAATTATCTTTTAAATATAAAACTGGAATTTGTTTTACAGGACTATCTTCTTTGTAAAAATGCTCATAAAATTCTTTAAAAACAGGGTGCTGAACAGTTTTAAATCTTAACCCTGTATTTTCGTCTACGGGATAAATCTTTCCAGAAAAGGGTTTCAATATCTCATGCTTTTTATAAAGATACTGTGTCTGCTTTTTAGAATGGGACTCATAGAAATAATTATTTTTAGTAAGGCCTCCATCCCCTAACAAACTTCCAAGAATCATTGTACGTTGCGCAAAGGTTAGTAATGGATAAGATAGTTTTCTGTGCTCTGTTTTTAAAACAATGCCCTTCTTTTTTAAAAAAGGAAACCATATAGTTTTTGAAACGCGGTACTTGTTTGAAAACTCTTCCTGAGTTAAACTGTAATAGTCTGCAGCAAGAGCATTTGAGCCCACTAAAGCCATTTGAGATACAGCTTCTTTAGTAAAATTGTGTTTATCCTGAAGAGATATTCCATATTTTTTCCTTCGATACGCAATACCTTCACCAGTCATGCCATAAAAACTTCCGATAATGGAATCACTTAAACCTTGAGCATAATAATTCTTAAGAATCTCTGGTGTCAAATTAATATTCATAACAAAAATATAATTTATAGGTAATAAAAAAGGCCAGTAGTTTCCTACCGACCTTAATTTCCTACAGTAAAGTAGAAGATTTACCGAGAGAGAACGACCCGAACCAATCCGAGCGGGTTGTGACAGCCAATTCCAAGATTTTCGAAGCAACTGAACCCTATGGTCCTGTTCTTTGGATCATCAGCGGAGAGCACCGTTAGTTCTGTACGAACGGGAATTCTACCGAAGAACTCGGGTTCAGCGCAGACGTAAATGTACCCAACCGGCACCTTACGAGAAACAATGATCTGGGCACCCCAAACGGTTCCCATAAGACCTGTCTTCAATAAAGTGGCTTGGCTCTCGATATCGAGAACGTCCCTTCCCCACTTACGGATATCTGAGTAGTCTTTCGCATTCGCGAAAACTCTCGCAACTCGCAAGTCCCAGTATTCCACAGCGGCAAATGCATCAGCCAGATCGCTCGGTGTGAGCGGGGCCGTTGCGGGAATATCTGCGTTCGAGGCACCGATGTTATCAAAACCACTTGTCGCGACGGAGTCCAGGATCGAGAAAACGCGTTGGTCTTCTTCAGCCTGGATTTCCGCTTTGGCAAGGTCTTGACTACGCTCGATCAAATCGAACCGACGTTCCTTGACCTGTGTCAACGGGATTTCGGGGTTGGATGCAATTTCAAACAACGGGAACGTAACACGACGAGGCTTCTGAATAGCCAGAATGTTCTGGCCTTCTTCGCCAATCACATAAGCCGTGACGTTTGCATCCTTATCATAAATCGGCAGTGCTCCATCAGGAAGTTGCTCCACCAAGAAGGTCTTACGACCTACCGAGGTGTAGTCTCTCCGAAGGCGCAAGGGCTGCGTCATTGAAGCCGCTAGCTTAGCGCGACCGCCGGCCGTCTTAATATACTCAGAAATAATCTGCTGTTTTAATTCATTACTAATTTCAGCCATGAGAAACTCACCTCCTCCTATATTTTTAGTTGAACCATCATGTACGGATCACTGCTGCCCGCGGGGGCTTTCAACAAGACACCAATCTTCGTTAATGCTCCAGATGCGGCAGCCGTTGCACTGTTTGCCAAACCAGAAGCGTTCGTCAACAGACCGTTCTGTGACGCATACAGAAGATCGCCTGCACTGTACGTAATCGCATTTCCTGCTCCAGCTGTAGTACATGTCTCGTAGATATCAGTCTTAAAGACCGTTCCACTTCCATTACAGTACACAACTTTCTGCGACGCGATACCAGAACTGGACTCAAACGGATTACCCACTGCATCATTGATAGCGATACCAACAGCCTTATCATAGACTGCCGTATTATCACCTACACAAGGACCAATCACGTTGTCCTGTCCAGACACCACTGCGACCACGCTACCCGCCAGAATTCCCAGCGTCGTGCTTAAACGACCACCAAGGGCAATCGTGTTAGCCTGCGCCTGAACATTGGCCGTCGTATTACTCTGCGTAAAATCCGCAGTAGTTGTCCCACCTATACTGTTATAGGTTTGACGATACAGAACTTCCATGTGTCCATTCGGAACCGGTAGGTTGGAATCATAAGGTACGCCTGACATATTAATTCACCTCCTCCACATTGTTTAAGATATACACCAGACATTCAAAGAATGTAAGGGTATTGGGAAAACCCTCACCGAAGTGAGGGGTTATTGATTACTTGAAATTTTTCGAAACATCCGGCGGAGCATCCCAGAGATTGCTTAGTTCGCCGACACTTGAAACCGATGCTTGTTTTACGATACCGCTAAGTTTCTTCGCACCTGTTTTAACTGTTTCTTCTTTTGCAAAGAATTGATCAAGAAAATCGATAGAAGCTTCTTTATCTTCCTCTTCGTCTTTTTTCTTGGCTTCGACTTCTTCGTCTTTATCTTTTTTCTTGGCCTCAATCTCTTCCTCTTTATCCTTTTTCTTGGCTTCGACTTCTTCCTCTTCGTCTTTTTTCTTGGCCTCGACATCTTCCTCATCGTCTTTTTTCTTGGCCTCTTTGTCCTCTTCCTCGTCTTTTTTCTTGGCCTCTTTATCTTCTTCGTCTTCTTCTTTCTTGGCTTTCTTTTCAGGAGGAGGAGTTGTCATATCTTTTTTCTTGGACTCGACTTCTTCTTTGTCTTCTTTTTTCTTGGCCTCGACCTCTTCCTCGTCCTTTTTCTTGGACTCGACTTCTTCCTCATCCTTTTTCTTGGCTTCTTTGTCTTCTTCCTCTTCTTCTTTATTCGAAGAAAGGGCTTCAGCAAGTTCAGCTTGACGTTGGAGAGTGGCCATAATGCTACGTTCGGGCAGGTACATAAGATCTGTTGCTTGTTCTTCGATCGAAGCGTCTACTGCACCAGGAAGCATTCTCTGGGCAATCGTAATGCATTTGAGAGCTTTGTCCTCGAGCATCCGAGCAGCTTTAACAGCTTCGTGTGCCGGAGCGGGATGACCTGTCTCATCACGACCTTCGTTTTTCCACGGCGTCTTCATGTCAGGAGTTTCTCCCCAAGCATCAGGATCGCCTGAATGATATTTCTCAACCGGATTGTTTGCATGTTCTTGGTTCATGGTATAAGGGTCAGCTTTTTTCATCTGCTCGGCCACCTTATCCAGGTTCCAGCTTAGTCTCTGGCGCATAATTTCCTCCTATTAGATTTTTTCGCCTGCACTGGCACCCTCACCGGGTGACCTCAAATTCATTTGCAGATTAGGCGTATATTAAAAGATTATTACGAAAGACCTTATTTTCTTATATTTAACTTAATATTCGAAATAGGATTCCATTGCTTGTAGCCAAGCAAGGCCCCTACTGATTTCTTTACCTGTCAACATTCTTCCAGAATGCTTCTGAAGCTCTGTTACCAGGACATGGGCATTTCTTCCCATAGTCCCATTCATCTTGGCAACCGCTTTTTTTACGGCTATATCCAAAGGCTTCTTAGAGAAACTATCCAGAAATGCCATCACAGCAAGAAAATCCCTACGATTAAAACCATAATCTGATAGGACACCGAGATCGTTACTTGATAATAATATGTATGAACCAAATCTTAACTTATCAAAACTCTTCTTATCAAGATATCCGGCTTTATGGGCCAGAAACTTATTCCAGGCTTTTCTTGACGTCCACAAGGATTTTAATGCGGCAGTCGGTTGAATAAGATTTTCTTCAAGAGTCTCTAATTCCCGGGGACCTTTACCATCTTCCCCGGAGAAATCATTCATGATCTGATCGCCAAGTTCCTTAAGGATTTGTTGCTTGAGCTGGGTCTTTAAAGTCTGAACTTCATCCTCAGGTGATTCTTCCTCCGCGGGAGGGGTCCCTTCATCCGCAGGAGCCTCATCTTCTGGAGTTGTTTCATTATTCTGTTCATTATCAGGATGATTATCATCATTCGTATCCTCAGGAGTTTTTGTCTCTGAGTCCTCAGCAGGAAGCTCTTCTTTTGTTGGAGGAGGGGCCTTATTATCGTCCTGAGCGGCTTTTAAATAATCCCAAGCATTAGTTTTATAAGCCTCTTTTGCTTCCGCTTCTCGGATCTTGGCCATGACATCTTCGGGAGGATTAACGACATTCCGAATTACAGCGCCCGTAAAAGCGGGATTCTTTACCCAAGAAGCATCTATAAAAGTTACACTATCTGGATCGCCTTCATGTCCGCACAATTCAGCAACTTTCCTTTGAGTCCCGTCTTCATGATAAAAAGTGTTATTTTTTTCATAACGGACATGCTCGCAAGCTTGCGTTTCGTCAATTGCTTTATTACCACATTTAGTGCAAATTGAGTACGCAATTTTGCAGCCCATCGAAAGCGTTGACATTTCGCCACATTCTATTTTAGCTACAAGATCCTTATGCTTTCTTTCCGTAGCTACAAGAATATCAACGTAATACGTAGTTATGTCTTTACCTTTCTTATCTTTACCTACAGGAACTTCTCGTAAAACTGCATCGACGACTTTCCCCTTTGACAAGCTGGAAATTTGTACGTGTTCGAGATAATTATTGGCACCTATAAAGGTTTTATAGGTTTTTGCCAGAAGGGCTTTGGTCCAGGCATCTCCATTATTATTGACAAACTTTGAAAATTCGGGCTTTATAAGATAATCTTTGTGTTCGCTCTTGGATTCTTTAGCCGTATCAACATCAACCGCGGCAATTATGGAACAATGGCTAAGAAGGTATTTCTCAGGATCATACTTAGCCAAGACCGTCCTGGCAACTTTTACCCGGCAGGACTTGGTCCCGCAGGCACATTGTGCTTTATGACCGCAGCAGATTGATTTCTGCCATTGATCTGAGCTAATGCTTGGTTCAACAACTGTGGCTGAACCGTATCTTAACATCGCCATGGATTATTCCTGGTTAAGCCTATTAACAAAGTTCTGGAGAACAACAGAAGCTTTCTTTTTCTTCTCTTTATCTTTCTCCGTTGGTTCTTTAAAGGCGTTTTCAATTTTTGAAAGAGCCACGCTTACCATCTTTGCAGAGATAGGAGGCGCCGAAGGTCGGTCGAAAAGAATACTCTGTTTCGCAGGTTGCCTGGATTCCGAGATCCTATAAAAAGTCTCATCACCGTGCTTATATTTTAAAATGTACATAGAACTATTCCTTAAGATTTAAAAACTTTTTCTATGGAAGATCGAATTATATGATCCGAACAAATATTTGCGTATTTCGAAAAAATCCTGTTATATGTCTGGACATCCGAACATCCATTTTTCTTAAACTCACAAATATCCTCAACAAGTTTGCCTACTACATCAGAGGCAAAAGTATGTGCTATACGGATTGCCATCTTGTCTGAGGCTGTAATTTGCATGGGCTTACCCCATCCGGGTACCTGAATGGCGGGTGCCGTGACCACCGAGATGGATGGTTTGTTTATATTTGGACGTTTGGGTAGAGCTTGGCCGTTCTGTTGATTGGAGTGCTCCAATTCATATGAGCTATAGCCACAATCCTGCAAAATAGTCGGCATCCCCAATAAAGGGCTAACCTTGACCAAGGTCTCGGGATCTTCTGGAGAATTTCCGAGGGGCCATTGAACCCATACTTTATAGGTCTTAGGCACGATCTGGGTAACGACTCCTATATAAGGAGTCACATTCCAGTCAGTTATAAATTTACGGACACAGTCTCCAGGCTTAAAATTCTCAGGAGCTACCTGTGAAGGATATAATGCGGGCATTAAAACCCCCTGTCAGAAAAAGGATAAGCGAAGGGGCCTTTTCAGCCCCTAAAAATTACTGAACTTTCTGATAGGCAAGTTTAATGGGAACAGGATTCTTACGAACGGTAATGACCTGTTCAAAATTCATCTTATTAAAGTTGTCCATGTAGGGTTCATCGGCTTCACGACTACGAACCTGATAATTGAACCGGCCGGCCATATAACGGGCTTCATCGGCATCAAACTTCAATGTATTGGCATTGCGTTTTCCATCGATGACGTCGGAAACCATGTCCAGATGCAACGCGAGCTCAGGAGAAATCTGCTGAAACTCATCAGCAAGTTTGTCCAGTCTTTCTGTATACTGTTGGGCGTTTTTAAGAGCCATTTCAATCTCCTCCTTAAAAAAGATTATTCTGCAAACTTATTTTTCTACCGTAATACCTTTGCCCGGATTTCGGACAAGGTGTGGAATTCCTTTTTGAATTTTCCGTCGTATCTGCGAACGTAATGGAACCTTGTGCGGTTCCAACCCGAGTTGTTTTAGCACTGTCCTGGTAACGGGTTTCGAAGGCTTTTCCTTCTTCTTACTCTTCATAGCAGCCATAACAACCGGTTGCATATCTTGTTGGACAGGCTGCGACAAAAGTTGCATATCCTGTTGGGCCATGGCACTGACCAGAACTTCAAATTTATTAGCATTCACTTTTCCATCAAACAAGCCGTTATCAAACGATCGAACGGCTATATTCATGGCATCTTCATTAGCGACTCGGGCACTGTACTTGGCCAGAATAGGATTTACAATCGTCTTTGCATAGGAAACAAGTGCATCATAATCTGCATTTGTGAAGTCATCCGCATTCTTATAAGGAGCTCTGTAATCCCCTCTGGGAACCTTTTCCTCGACCACCCGGTTATCGTAATTGAAATAATTGTAGGCATTATGCTGAACTTCAGGCAGTTGCGCTACATAATCTCTAAGTACTCTTGGAACCAGAACGATGAGTTGCATATGGTAACTTCCTCAAATTATTGACGTTGCACTTTTAACATTATTAATAGAGTATTATTCCAGATTTAAAAAATTCTCAACAACCTTCTTTGCGAATCGGCTGTTATGTGTAGTCTTCACGCCTTTAATTTTATGCTTGATATCCTCTACCTTATTAATAAGAGCAAAAGCTTCTTCCGAAGCTTTATTAAACATCGTAGAAAGTTGATCGTCATCAACACCACTTGAAACAAGACCTTTTTTCAAGGGCATATGGGCAAATTCCTTAAGGGCCCCAGATAACTTGTCCATTATTTCAATGGACTTATTCACGTCTCGACCCAGGCCTTTTTTCTTTGACATAGCAAATACCTTTCAAAACCCAGATACCACATATCCAGGTAGCTTTAAAATCTATATTGAAAGATTATTACTTTTTTAAGAGGAGTTTTTCTTT